AGACGTTACCTACGCAAAGACACCAGACGTTCCTCTGTTCAGAAACATATCTAGTTTTATAACACGTAATGGTTTAACTGTAGCTATACCTTTTCCTAGATTTATGTTTAACTCTATGGAATTACTAGGTCAGTACAGTGGCGGTGCATTTAAACCTGCAATGGATAGAATACTTGGTGCTAAAAAAGGACCGCTAGATGCCAAAGACAGACAGCTAATAAGTAGAAACATCTCAGGTTTGGTAGCTATTACTGCTGCATATCAATATAGAATATCTGGTGATGCCCCTGCAGATTACAAAAGAATATCATTAGGTGAAGACGGAGACATGGATACTACTAGCCAGTTTCCTATGCGTCAATATCTATGGATAGCAGAGGCTATGAAACGCCTTGACCCAGACGTACAAAAATTCTTACCTGTATCTGGTCCTCTTACACTTGCAGGTGTTGTAGAGGATGGTGATGGAACATTTAATGATTGGTTTGACTTTAAAGAATTTCAAGAAACATTTCTTGGCACTGCTGCCAGAACAGGAACTGGAAACATATTTGTACAAGAAATATCAGAAATATTAGCAGGTGGTGCAGGTGATCCTACAACTGGTGAAAGGTTTAATAAAGCTGCAGGTAGGTTAGTGGGTGATTATATAAGAACGCACCTAATTCCTATTACTCAGATTGTAGAGATACAAAGAATGAGTGGCCTACGTCCAGAAGAGTACAAAGATTATTCATCTGATGATCCATACACCTTTACTGGTCAGCTACGAAGATCACTAGATCAATCTGGTGTAACCAGTTTGTTTGATCCTAGTAAAGAATTTGAATTACCTAGTCGTGAATTTGTTTTTGCTGAAGAAAGAAAGCGTAAAGGACTAGGATTAGGTCTTGGACTTGGTATAACTGTACTACAAAAAGAAAACGAAGATGCAGAGTACTTGATAAGTAAAGGCATCACAGAGTTTGATGTAGGCAGTAGATATAAAGGAACTGTGCGTAGAGAAGAGAATAAACTAATTAGGGAGTTTTTACCTATGGCTGTTGATTTAGCTAGAGGGATTGAGGCAAGAGAAAAAAGTAACTATAACGCACAACCTAAAGAATACAAAGAAAAATACACCATACAACAACACGCAAATTTAAAAGTACTTGATGAATTACACAATCAGTTTAAGTATATACGTAGAGAAATAGGTGAGGGTAAGTATGGAAGTAAAGAAACTCCTGCTTTTGTAAGAGAGGCTATAAAATTTGGAAGAATGCCCAAGACATCACGTAGATACGCAATGCGTGAGTTTATAAGAACCAATAAACGAGAGCCAGATATGTCAAATGTCGATGACATAATAGATTTAATCTTCTTTGCAAAAGAAAATAGAAAGTAAATAAGGGGGCAACTAAGCCCCCATTTTTATTTGTCGTAGTCTCTTGTGAATACCCATATTGCTCCTACTATAATTGCAAACAATATGAACATTGCCATATAAATATCACTCATCGTTTATCACCACTCCCTTGTATAACTCCTCTAAGCTTTCTGTCATGTAACTTTCGTAGGTTATTCTTTGCGAGGTCTTTCATGTCCACATTCAGGTCACGACACAGTGCAGCAATGTACCACAAGCAATCCCCCACCTCATCTGCTATAGCTTCACGGTTGAAGTTACCATCACGTAGTATCTTCTTTACTTTGTTTGCTACCTCACCTGCCTCTGCTGCCAAGCCCAGTGCAGGATAGATTACTGCATGTTCTGCCTTGTACACAGCAGTGTCTGATGCCATGTCCTGATATGACTTAAAGTCTACATTCTCATATTTATGCTCCATATATTTTCTAGCCTCTTGCTCTAGCTTCATGTTGTTTTACCTTTTTTAACTGCTCGAAATAGGCTTTGTTAAATCCCCTATTCCATTCACGATGTTGCATCGTGTCTTTGTGAAAAGGATTACCCACCCTTCCACGTCTAAAGTCTCCGTATCCTTGTTCGAACTGAAACTTTAATGGTGCATCATATTTTCCAAGTCCACGTTCCTTACGAGTTTTCTTTTGTGTATATGGCATATGATATTCTCCTTACGCTAAGTTAATTAATTCTGCTTCTGTGTATGGGATGTGAAAGAAATATTCTTTACGTCTAGCATTGGCTAACCATATCTCCTTCGCACACTCTTCTGTAAGCTGATAGTCTTTGATTCTCCACGCTTGCTTACAGTCCTGACGTATCACATAGAAGTTGCAGTATGTCTTGTCACCTTGCACTTCCTTGTACTTATTAATCAGTCTGTACTTGCGGTATGGTATGCGTATCTCTGTCCACTTAGGATTCCAATCGCCTGTCCATTGGTTCTTCATTTCTACTTCACTGTAATACATACCGTCATTCTTCTCACTCTTTATGTCAAACGAGAAGTCTTCCTGTGTATCAAGAATGTTGTGTCCATTGCTAACTAAGTAATCTGTTATTACTGTCTTAGCTTTACTGTCATTCTCTGCGTATGACTGTGGTTGAAATCTTCTGTAATATGATCCTTTGATTGGTTGTAACATGATACTCTCCTTATGTTAAATCTACAATTTCACAGACATCGCCAGAGCAAGCCATTGTCTGCATAGCTACGGTGTTATCTTCCTGTTCATACTCTGACAGAGCATCCCAGTTGATTTGTTTCGGCATTGATTTAAGTAATGCCTTATATTCATCCCTTGTGCAATCCTGATATGGTGCTTGCTGATAAGTATGATCAGAGTGTGGTAAGAATGACACACCTGACATCTCATCAAAGTGTTCGTACACAAATGCACCAACAGTCAACCACTCATCATCTCGCACAGAGATAGTCACTGATGGTTTGTGTTCACACCAGTAACGTTGATACGTAAGCCACATCTCTAGTTGTTCTATGGCAGTCATATCATTACGTGTTACAGCCCTGTTAGGTGACATTACAGGAAAGCTGAACACGGTAGTCGTGTCACCCTTGAACACACATGGTTCATTTGGTATTCCCTGATCTATCATAAACTGTGTGAGTGGGTCTTTGTTATCACCACGTACAGTACGTATGTAGTAGGGGGAATGTCTTGCATGAATACCACTGGCTGAGTCTACAAGCTGCGACACAGTGCCTGATGGTTTAACACAGGTGATAGCTACAGAAGCATTGATCTTCAGTCTCTCTGCCCACTCTGCGTTTGTCTCCACTGCAACCTCACGTAGTTTAGCCAATGTGCTTTCAAGACCTTTGTTCTTCATGGTCATCAGTGGGTTGTCCATTATTCCTGTGAGCGACACACCCAACAATCGTTCTTCTTCGGTATTTCGTTGCCACACTTTTCGCAGATATGGGAACTTAGTGAAGGAAGACTGAATAGTGCCAAGAATCGTTGCCAACTTGACCTTACGTGCAAGGCTATCATATGTATCTGTAGCTCTAACCACGACTTCAGTAAGATTACAGAACTGATACGGTCTAAGAATAATCTCGCTGCAAGGATTAGTTCCAAACTCATGTTCTGGATCACGCCTACCATACTTTGCAGCTTGCTTTTTAGATGCTTCACGGTTGAATACTCCTCTTTCACCTGACTTACTTTCCACAAGAGATAGCCACTCACGCATGAATGTTTCAATATCAGGCTTCTCTGTGTAAGAAACTGAGTTGTTCGCCAATGCTCTGTGTGCAGCAGTCTCCCACCACTGTCCTGACTTAGCATGACGCATACGATCATCACTTAGGTTAGACAAAGAAATCATTGCTGACCTACGTACACCACCTACAACTACTATCTGTCCAATAAAACACATCAAGTCATGGCATTCCATAGACGTTAGCCTACGGCCTTGTGCATTTTTAAATGTCTGAACTGAGAAATTAAATAGTTCAACTAATGGAGCAGGTCCACTAGCACGTCCACCGAATGTCTTGAGTCTTGCACCTGCAGGACGTACCTGAGAGACATCCCACTTGGGAATCTCACCTGCCCAAAGGAGTGCTAACAATTGCCTGAACGCTTTCGCCCACCCCTCTTTACTGTCTTTGACAACGATAGTAGTGTCGCTGACGAACAATTCAGGAACTTCAGGAAGTTTTTGGACGAACTGTCGTTCCACACTGAACCCGACACCAGTACCACAGAGCAGGATGAACATGGCCTCATCAAAAGATTTAGGATCGTCAACAGGTAGGTAGCTACAATTGTACCCTGCCGTATTGTCTCGCTCCAATGCAGGTCCTGCAGTCATCATGGCTCTCATGCTTGGCATAATCTCCAAGCCTACGATTGCATCACGTATCTCATTGATGTACGTGTCACTACCTGCAACCTTACGAACTACATTATCCATGTATCGTTCTACTGTTTCTCCCCAGTTCTCACGCCCTTTGCCATCAAAGTATTTTGCATAACGTGATTTATGTATAAATGACTGATAGTCAGTCGGTAAATAATTACTCATTGTTTACTCCGTTAATATGTTTATTGCTTTAATCATCATTCCATCTATGTCGTAGATAAATTCTTGTAGAGTTTCATTTACCTCTTCTTTTATTTGACCATCGACAGGAACAGGATATTCATCTTCGTCTACTTGTAAAGTCAAGAACACTTTGATCTGCATCGTTTACCTCTATTAGTTTATTCAGATACCATTGAGCTTTCTTCAAGTCCTCAATGCCGTTTTTATATCGGTAACGCCACAAGTATTTTATTATGTTACCCTGTAGATAATACTCGAACCCATCACCTGTTGCTGCTTGTATGGCATCAATGCATTCAATGCCAGATTGATTATAGTGTGGTGGTTTGTTTACATTGTCTGCCATACTCTCTCCTATTGTTTTCCAAAATCTAAATGTACTACGTTATCTTCTTCGTGACTGATCTTTGGTTTGCCCTGTGTTTTTAACATACGTTCATGGTATTTGTAAAGACTATTTCTAAACTTTACATCCTCTTCCATGAGCGGTACAGCAGCCAACATAAGATTAGTCAACAGGTCTACGTGTTGATAGTCATCATCCTTGAGATAGTTCTCATCAAGTGTCATATAACCAACTTTTAAATCTCCTGTCCATCCATCCTGTTCATCTAGTACAGGGGATACTCGTATAACAAAATCGTTAGGTTCAAAGTCTACGAATATTCTGTCTTCACCTTTCATGCTATTTCCTTTCTATCTTCTTTAGTGGGAAAGCAATCAGGTCTGGATGTGTATCCTTTCCTTTTTCTTTTAACCACTCTAATGGTACAACTCTGTCTGCAAACAGAAACTTATTACGTTCACACCAGATGCCGTAGGTTGTCTTTGCCCCTTTACTTAACTTACGTCTACTGCTTTCAAACACAAAACGTATGTCTAGTTTGGGATGCTGCCTCTTAATGAGCGTGTGTTTCCTACGATCATCTGATGTAAATCTACCTTTAGTTTCAATGATAATGCCGTTTGGCAGCACAAAGTCTGGGGTGTATGTGCGGTACATCAAGTCTTCCCACTCTATCTTGAGAGCTTCGTACTTGATAGGCACATTGTGTTCTACAAGATAATCTTTTACCTTTATCTCTAGCCCACTTCTGTAGCCATACTTTAATGCTGCCTGAAACTGCTTTCTGTTCACTAGAACTTCCAGTGATACGATGAGGATAAAGGTATACCAAATGACGTAGACTGATAGCCTAAGTCTTTTAGTTCTTGTTTAATAGCTTCGTCTGCTTCCTTACGTGCTTGCATTGCTGTACGTAACCCTGCATACTTAGCCTCTCGCAGTTCTTTCTTTTTCTCTGCAAGTTCAGTTTCCATTGCACGAATTTCTTCCTGCATTTCTTTCATTTCGTCTACACTAACCATTTATTACTCCTTTAGTTCGACATACGCCACAATCTTAGGGTCACGTGCTTGTGATACCTTCGATGGTAGCTCTTGCATATTAGGCCAACACTCAAAACGATAGTCACAGAACCTGCAATTATCATTTAGTACCATGTTGCCACTGGGCTTACCTCTGTAAGTCTCAGGAACAGCTTCAAAGCAACGTTCAAACTTATTCTCGTTAACTTTTTCAACTGTCTCTTTTAATTTAGTAAGTTCTTTCCGCATGTCAATAGCAGCAGGTACATATTTAAAGTCACCATTGGCTTTATTTACTACCCACCATCCACCTGCACGTTTGTCAGATGCTTTTGCATAACCTGCAAGCTGACCTATGTACCCAAATGGATCACTCTTTTTCAGTGAAGCATATGACTCGAACTTATTACGATAAGACCAATCAGAAGCAGACTTTATATCGTCTACTGCACCACCCATTATAAGATCATAACTACCAGAAACCCTAGTACCATTAGAATCTCCCACATCAAGAGTAACTTGATCAGTGTCATCAAAGTCCACTTTAGCTTCTTTAAGCAAGCCTTTAAAAATTGCTTCAACTATGTCTCCTATCATCATGTTCATTACAAACGTGGATGGTTTTGGTAATGCACTCTCAGGTTTATTCTTTTCAAACCAGAGTTGACAGGTAGGACGTCCAATGTTGGACATCCGTAACCTGAACTCCTTTCGAGATTGACCACTACCAAACTGACGTATGACTGCTTCTGCCACCTCTTCACCAATTCTCTTAGCAGTTTCTTCTGAGAAGGTAGTCTTCCCATCAATTGCATCAGACATAAACTGGTGAAGTTTCAGTTCAGCAGGATGGTTCATTATGCAAAGTCCTCTTCAGTAATGTCGATGAACTCTTCCACACCTTCCTTGTCTACGTCCTCATGCTTGTGGGCATTCTCATCCCAAGCATTCGAGATGTACTCGTTGTAGTTTGTCACCCATGCTAGGAAGTTACCTAGTGTTTCTTGGGCAGCATCATCCAACTCCAACGTAGTCTGCAAGTCAAGTGCAGTCTCTGGCAAATAGAAGCTGCTACCGTTTGGTAACGACTGCTCTGCTGTAGTAGCAGTAAACGTATGCTGTGGTGGTAGCCTACGCATCTTGCCAAGCTTGGTGAACAATGCACCAATAGACTTGAACGCATCACGGTTCTCTACTTCCCAGATGAATGGTGTAGAGGATAGATCAACAGCCTTACCTGCTGCATCTACAGGGTCAATCAATTCGACAGTGCCGAACACTACACGTACACGCTTGATCTGTTTGATCAAATCTTGCATGGACTCAGGCAGTGCCTTGAAGTCCTGTATGTATCCTGCAGGTTTACCACAGTTGAACCCACCGTCATTGTCCTTGAGGTCAATGTTCAAGTTGTCAGCCATGACAGTCTTGATGTAACGGTTTGGTGTACTGTCGTTCCCTTTCACGAAACGCTTGTACATAAACCTTTGTACGAATGGGCGAATGACCGCCTTAGATGCATAGTATGTAGGTCCATCAGGTATCTCCAACCTGTATGTACCACCCTCAACGACTTCAACCTTCTTGGTCTTGCCGTTTACTTCAGCCTCACCCATGATAGGTGCATGTGATATACGCAGTCGAGCAAGCGTAGATGCTTTCTCTGTCTGCTGATTGTCTACCGACATACCCATGAGCTTTGCCATGTCTGAGAAGTTTGTATTTATTGCGACTTGATTCATATATAGTCTCCTTTTCTACTTTACGAATTTATAGTTTTATCATGCAACGTCTTTTGTGTCAAGCCAATTGTCTCCAATTTTTGCTTCTAATAATAATGGTACATTGAAATCAATATTCCACTTCTTATTCACCAACGATGTTAGCATTTCATTAGTTCTGTTTATTACCTTGAGTACCTTTTCTGTTTCATCTGGATGAACATCAATCACGATACTGTCATGCACTGTGTTTACAATACAAGACCACATCTGATTTACACCCATTAGCTTGTCTATGTATATCAGAGATATAGGTACAATGTCAGCAGTGGCAAACGATTGGACAGGATAATTTTTTATCTGTGTGAAATATGTCACACCACCAAAGCGTCTACGTTGTACATCAGGGAATGAGAACTCACGTCCAGATGGTGTACGTATCTTGCCAGTGTTCAATGCTTCCTTGGCGAGAGCTTCGTGCCACTTGCCTATGCCACTGTATTTCTTTGTGAACTGCTTGTAGTATGCAGCCTCTGCTTCTGTACGTCCAAACCCACTAGCACCATACAAAGGTGCAAAGGTATGTGACTTAGCATCCTGACGTGAGATAGGTTGCCCTGCATCAGAGATAACTTTAGCTGTATAACTATGTACATCAAAGCCAGTAGTCACCTCATCAATGGCAGTCTTGTCTTGTGACAGGAATGCAGCTACACGAAACTCCAACTGTGCAAAGTCAGCTTCCATGATCTGTCCACCTTCCCATCGTGACTTGAACACACGCTTCACTGGGAATGTACCACCACGTGGCATGTTCTGCATGTTCGGGTCTGCCCCTGACAGTCTGCCTGTACCTGTGCGGTGTTGTAGTAATCGTACATGTAGCCTACCGTCTAGTTTGGTATGTGTGGATATACCTTCAACAAAGCTACTCAGGTAAGTCTCTACGGCACTCAGTCTACGCACACGCTTGAGGAATGTCTCAGCCTCAGTCATGCCTTTACTACGTGCAATACCCTCAAGGAATACGAGGTTGTCTTTGCTAGTAGAGAATCCACTGTGGCTCACCCACTTGGCTGTAGGTGCAGCAAACTTCAAACCTGCAACGGCATTAGTATTTGTATAAGTAAAACCTGTAGCTTCACAGTCAGAACATTTGTTGGTACGTGCAAACGGTGTACCATCTTTCTTTGTCTTACGTATCTGACCAGTACCGTAGCAAGTACTACACTGCTTGGCCTTTTGTTTATACAACACGTCACTACTGTTACGTACCTGATACCGATAGTCTTGGTCATCCATACGTTCATTGAACAACTCTGCCCAGAACTTTTTGTCCTT